TATTAGGTAAACCTGTATTAGGTGCATAAGTTAACGTCCTGAGTGCTTTTATCAATTCTTTACAACGAGGATGTATAAGCGTCCTCCTATCACCATTAGCGTCAAACAGGGCAGTATTAACAGCAGTGATCTTATCTCTGATCTTCCAGGGGCTTCTAGGACTCATTACAGTGAATCCGCTACGTCTAAGTATCGTATGATCCGTTACACCAACCCCACTGGTTTTTCTTGCACTCCCCGTGGGGTCTGGACAGGCAATAATTCTACGATCAACTCCATATCTCCTAGTAACTTCTTCTGCAAAATCCCATGTGGTAGCACCTCCTGTAAGCATAATCTCATCAAAAACATAAAGCGTATCGTTATGCTTAACCGCACAGATTCCTGCCATAGGGTCAACGTTAAAATCCAGCCCAATTAACAAGGGAAGCATATGTAAATCTGCCACTTCCTTATCAATATTGTCATCAGCAAAACTAACCGCCACCAATCCAGTAAGATTCTCAAAACTAGCCTCAAATTCTTGCCTGAATGTCCTCGAATCTAACTGCCCTCTAGCAGCCTCAACCTCCTCTTTCGCTACATTACCCCCCTCTATAGTCGTAAAACTCCATCTCTGCCAATCATCCCATTCCTGTTCACCACAAAAGCACCACATATCATAAAACCAACTCGCTGTTCCATCAGGAGTAGAAATAAACAGTGCCCATCCTTGCTTGTCTGCTAATGCAGGTCTTATTACTTCAGCCCAAACGTCCCTGTCCATAAATGCTGCTTCGTCCAAAACAACACCTGCCAAACTTCTACCTCTCAATGCCATTGCATTTTCTGTTCCCTTCAACTCAATAGTCGATCCATTTATCAATTCTAACCTTAAATCAGTTTCATTTTTGCTTTGAATCCATACCTTCGGTGTCAACCTCTTCAATTCCTTCCATGCAATATCTTTCGCCATCCTATACGTAGGAGCACAATAGAAATACACCTCTCCTGGCCTACTAATAGCTCCTCTCAATAATTCAATACAAGATAAATAACTCTTTCCAAATCTTCTACCCGCAACCAACACCCTAAATCTTTTATCACAATTAAATACCTCCCCTTGAGCATATCTCAAGCTGATTTCATTCTTGTCTTTGACATTTGTTGCCATTTATTTCACAAAATTACCATTACTTACACCTAGTTATAGCCTATTTCACTTCTTTTAAGTTATCATTCAACTAAATACTACTAAGATTAAGTCTGTGGCTTCCTCTATTTTTCCAGAAAACATAAACAATAATTCAATATCACAACCAGTGCCCCGTAAAAGGGTACGTTCCTCTATCTCAGATGTTCTTAAACGTGCTCAAAGACTTTACGCTAGACAGCTCGAAGGTAAAACAACCAGACAACTAGTCCTAGAACACGCTTCCATTGAAGGTATCTCTGAAACTACTTCCTGGGAAGATTGGAATAGAGTTAAAGTTTGGAATGATGAAGATTGGCAGAAAGATAGAGAAGTTCTTCTGCCACGTCTACAAGCTATGAGAATACGTTTATTTAATAGAGCAGTTAAAAAGGGTCAGCTACAGACCGCAGCACAGATCCTAGACTCTTTAGGCAAAGTAATAGGCGAATCTATAGAAACTGTCAACATACAAGCTCCAGAACTTTCCATAAAAGTTGAACCAAAAAATTAAACGAAATATATTTAAGTTCCTAGAGTAATAAATTTCTTAAAAATTTTTTGCAACGTTGCCCCCTATTGCCAAAAATTGCCAGCAATAAAAAATAATTGCCATTAGTTTTTAATAGTTGCTATTAGTTGCCGAATAGAATTAATAATAATTTTTTGTTATTATCTCTTTATTGTTTACGAGAATTTGATATAATAGAATTAAGCTTATGTATGACTTTAAAATTTATTATTAATCTTTGATCTGGTGGAGCTTGCTCCAATTAATCAAGACTAAAACTATTTTCTAGAATCACATAAGCATTAACAAGAAAATTAATTCATTACATACCAGAAATGAAAATCAAAAAAACTACAAACAAGGATCGCTTAACAGTTGCGATTAATGTTCGCATTGAAGAATCCCATGCCAAGATTATGGATGAGATTATTAGAAAAACATTTGGCGATCAAATTAGCAGAAGTCAGTTTTTAAAAATTGCTTTAGTTGAAAAATTACAAAAATCAACTTTAGGAATTTAAGAAAATGAAATTTTATTTATTTTTGATTATTGGAATTTTATTTTATTTTTCAATAGATAGTAGTTTAAAAAAATCTACTCGTATTCACTGTGAGTCAGGTATTAATTCTGCATGTGAAGCAATTAAGACTCAAAACAAATTAGTTGAGGAATTTTAATTATGACTAAAAGAAAAGAAAAATACTTATTAGCATTTATAAGGATTGCTGCTGGTTCTTCTTGGTATCAAGCCAAGGATGAAGCACCAGAGCTAATTGCTCTTAAAGCTGTTAAGGGTGCAATTAGAGACTGGAAACATTTATTTAAATTTAAAAAAGAGGGAGAATGGGATGTACCTATTTATGACATTTCAAAATGTCGTTATGGATGGCAGGCTTTGAATTATCCTTACGGAATATTCCCAATTTTAAAAAGTGGTAAGGTAGGGAAAAAGCCTTGCAAATGTATTAAATCAATTAAATTATTTTATTAATCAAATGAAATTAACAACAATTACTCCAGAGCAAACTTTTAAGTTTGAAGCTGTAACTAAATATGAGATTTCAAATGAAGATCTCATAAATCTATTAATTACAGTTGGCCAGGGTTCTAGTTACTGGGCTAAGATTTGTGTAAATTTTAGACCAAATAAAGCCTATAAAAAAGGATATTTAGATTTAGAGTGTGAAGGATGCATTGCAATAAATAAAACAAATTTTAATTTGGATTCAAAATTTTATATTGAAGATATGCAGTGTTATGAATTTGACGATATTTCAGAAATAGAAGTTATTGAGGATAAGACAATAAAAGAATTTATTGAAGCAATAAAAAAATGTTTAGAAAATCCAAATTATAGATCTGACTTTAAAAGTAATTTAATTGAAGCTTTAACTTCTAAAGATTATGGAATGTTAGACGCTTCAGATATGGATTTTATATTTCAAGTGTTTACATTTGGAAGTTGCGTTTATGGATAAATAAAAAATATTAGTTAATATTAATATCTAGGTTTTTTTACCTAGATATTTTTTTGTAAAATTTTATACAATAAAAATTATTAAAAATATTTTAAAAAATAAATAATAATAATAATAAAAAAAATATTACTAATAATAAAACATATAAATAGTAATAAAAAAAATAATAATATTATGAATGAATTTTTAAACAGTATGAATGAATTTTTAAACAGTATGAATGAATTTTTAAATGAATGAAAAAATATTATGCATGTAAAATATTAACATTACTTTAACATCATTATCATGTATAATTAAAGAGCATTATCAACTTTCCGCAATGCAAGAATTAAAACAAGATGTAAAAAATTACATCATTGATCAACTAAATAATGATGTTGGTCTCAATCATAACATTTGTGATTTACACAATTATTTATTAAATGAAAGTTATTTTATTATTGGGTCATGGCGTGCCGAGCAGTGGTTAAAAAAAGATTCTATTTTTAATGCTATTGAGACAATAAAAGATTATGAACAATCAAACTTTGGCCAAGTGTCAACTGATCTTTCTAGCTCTGAAAGTGTAGCTAATATGCTCGCTTATATTTTAGGAGAGCAAATTTTATATAATAATGATACTTATAATTTATTTACTAGATTTTCTAATGAATATTTAGACGGAGATAAAAGGGATTTATTAGTTAGCAGTTTAAAAGGAAAATAAATATGGCATTTAATAAAAAAGAAGAATTAGAGTGGTTAAAACTTACTAATTCAATAATGAAAGATAAAAAATTATCTAAAAAAGAATTAGACAGATTTTATTGGTTAAAAATTAAGGGTTATTATTATTTTTAATGAATGAGAGACTTTAAACAGTCTCTTTTTTTATATATATTTCAATACTTGCAATTTAGAATATATATACTTATAATAACCTACATAAACATACCAGTTTAAATGAAACCAACTAAATTAAAAAAGCCTATGAATCGGTTTTTATATCAATCAATAATGGATGAATACCTTATTGATCCTAATGAATGTTTAGAGAATTTAAATATTCAGAAAGCTATAAGCATGAATGATGAAGTAATACAACATAGGATTGACTATACAGTTCAGCATAGTCCTTATACTATCTCTGAGAAAGAGTATGCAGAGATAGAAGAATATGAATACTCACTTATCCATATAGAGGATCTAAACTAATGAATCCAAAAGAACACTTATTTAAATTTTATTCTGACCCTGCTCATGGATGGTTAGAAATGCCTTTAAAAGTAATTAAAGAACTTGAAATGGAAATGTTTCAAATTTCTGAATTTTCTTATTACGATAAAAAAACAGATTTTGTTTATGTAGAACAAGACTGTGATTTAACTAACGTCAAAACTAAGTATGAAAGAAAGTTTAATCAAAAACTACTTGTACCAGAAAGAGTAGTTCATATTGAACTTGATGAAAATAACTTCATAAGAAAGTTAGATCCTTATGCTACTTATACAAGTGAGTGTATATCAACTAGATCTATAAATGATGTTTTAAATGCTGAATGTATCTTTCCTTTTTCTGTAGAAAATAAAGAGATATTAGATAGTAAAAATCAAAAATTAGCATTAGTAAAAACTTTTTTAAAGTTTTACAATTCTAATGATAGTTTGTTAGATGAAAAACTTAGATCAGATATTATCTGGTTTGGTACTGGACTAACTCCATGTGAATTTGAAGCCTGTAAGTTAACTGCTGAGGATTATTTTAAGAAGGGATATAAAGGTGACGAGCTATGAAGAAAATTACAAGTGACGAGCATGCTTATTTGCATGCTCTAGTCTTAGCTATCACTGCACCTGATGAAGAAAAATCTATTGAGTGCCAAAAAATAGCAGCATCTATTGGATCTAGGCTAACTGAAAAACAAAGAGACTTATGCCAAAAGGGTATAGAAGTTTGTATGGAGTTATTATGAATACTAAAGAATTTACTGAAGTAAGATTGCCTATTTACTGGGCATCTTACATAGCTAATGGTGATGAATCAGGTTTAGAAGAAGGTGAAAAAGAATTAATAGATAGCACCTTAGAACATCTTGAATTAAATAGAAGTCACTGTGCTGATGTATTAGACGATTCTCACTTTGAATTACCTTTTTATCCTGATTTATTAGCAGGTGATTATTGTACTTACATTTTTTATCAATTATGAAACTTAAAAAAACTAGAAAAGAAAGAAAGTGTTATTCATGTAAA